TTTTTAAATGCGATGGCTTAAAACAAGCTTGAATATCAGTATAATTTTTCTTTTTATGATCATAAATTCTTGAAATATAACTAGATCGTCTTGTTCCAATTGGTATGGTAATACAATTTCTTGGCCTAAAATGATTATTGTAATCAGAGTTAATAAACTTCATTAATGAATAAGTTTTTATCCTAGGATGGTGAATTCTAGAATTATGTAACTCTAATAATTGTTTAGGTGTTTTACCTTGTCGATACTTAACAGGTATACTTTTAAACTGAGATAGTGTACTAGGATTGCCATAAATATTCGCCATTGTGAGATGCTCCAAATAAGGTTAAGTAATACCGATTAAGCATTGAATAATGCTTTCTATTGCCTTAATCCACACTATCTAAGAATAGATAGCATGGCATGGCATTAAATAAGGTTTAATAGTGCTTACCTAGTCAATGTAAACAAGGCGAACTAGTGGATTATCTTCTATCACTTTTTGAGTAAGTGAATAATAATAAATAGGGATATCATTTAACCTGACTAATGTATCTAACCACGGCAAATATTCGTTGGCTATACTTTTTGGTATTTCTAAAATACCGATTTTTGAACCATGCAAACAAATAGTCAACTTTATAGTTGGTATCATGCTATAAACTCCAAATAAGGTTAAAAAACAGGGGAAAAACAGGGAAAAAAGCGAACTGGAGACTATTTTTGGAATACTTTTAATGAAACTTGTAAGCAACATTAGAAGTATTTTTATCCCAACATTTGCGACAAGTTCCACACTTACCATCAATTTCTTCGCTAGCATGGCACAGGTTCAAATGATGTTGCATATCATCATTTTTGCCTTTATCGGTAATTACAGTAGAAGTAGGCAACCCTAGGGAATAACTAGGAATTTGATCGATCTTAAACATTGAGATTCTTACGCAAAGATTATCAGGAAACTCATTGAATTTTGTATATGCGGATACAATTCCAATTTCCTTGGTTGGTAGCCAAAATTTGATTAATGGTAAGGCATTTGCTATTTCTACAATAGCTTTTAAATGATCTAAGCTTTGGATATCTCCCGAAGTATGCCAACGGAAATAAGCTTTAGATTTATCTCTTAAGCTTTTATATTTTGCTTGCAAAGCTTCGATAAATGCAAGCTTCCATTTATCCATTTGTTTTAGTTGTTCAAATCTATTGGTATTTGCATTTTTAACGCCCCCAAAGGTATAACGCCCTTTATTTGCATAACAACCACTACAAACCGTATTTTCAAGCTTTGCAAGCTTAGAACCGGTAATACATTCCCATGCGGGGGTATCCCATGAAATCCAAGGCATTTTAGTAGTTTGACTAAACTTGATTTCCATTGTTTCATTGTCAATGGTTTCATTGGTAATGGTTTCAATAACATTCAAATTCAACATGATATGACCCTTTATAAAAATAGTGAAAAAACACACCGAAAACATAACTAATAAACAATATTAGTTAACAGTTATTGCGTTATCCTTGATTAACTTTTTACATTTATTTTTGCAAGCTAACCAATGATTTTTAGCTTCCATTGCATCAATACCGAATACCATTTTATCTGTATTCATATCAAATACATCTGTATGATATCCACAACCAATAATCATGTAATTCGCAAAGCATTGTGACTTAGTAATATACATTATTTGTTCTCCAGTTCGATTAAATCCCATTGTTCGATCAAAATACAAATATCATTCATAGTTTTTTCCTTATATCTTGGATGTTTTAGACTCAATTACCTTGCAAGGCAGTTTGGGCAATACCTTGGAATCAACAACATTGGCAACAACAACAAAGAATATAACCATACCAATTACAATTGAAACAAAGTTAAACATATTAAACCCCTTATTATCATTTCATTCTACTTTTTAGTTATCCGCATTAGATAACCTTATGATGTAATTATGCATATTATCGGCAATAGTTCAATCGCAATATACTAAATATTCCATAAAATTTTAAGTATATTGTCATAAACCCTTATGATATATAGACTTATGATTTTTAAAATAATTGATATTTTAGTCTATTTTGGCGTGGTAGTAAAAATAAATAATCAAGGTATGCATGGTATCTATCATGCTTAAATTGTTATTTCATTCTATTTGATATGCTTAGGTATTATCTTTATCTTTTATGTATTGAATGGGGGGGTATGGTATGCTTAAAGTCTTATATATTGCTTATATAATAATAATAATAATAATATAATATATATAGATATAAAATAAAAATACTATACCTCAATTTAATACATTTTAATTCATATATTATTAAGGATAAACTTTATCTATTATTATATTCATAATCTTTTAAGACAAGGTTTGTATCTTATTATCTTAAAACATTAAAGATAAACTTTATCTTAATTAATTAAGATAGTGTAACTCATAATATGTTTATTCTATATTTATATTGTAACGATGAAGTTGTTTATCCTATTAATATTTCAAAACCTGGTTTCCACCCCCCACCCCACCCTAAACTCAGAGACTTTTTTTTAGAATCGTCAAGTTTCATTTTGTCAAATTCAAAAGTGCATCCAAAAAATTTTTCTATTTTTCCCAAATCGTCAAAATGATTTTCTCTTGCAATTCATATAAAAACCAATACAATGTGTACATCTTAACCGGAGGTTTATATGCCAGCAGATATCTCAATACCAATTTCGCAAACCATTCCAGGAACAGTCACACTTTCTGCAACTGGTCAATCTCATGTTCACGCATTTGTGTTGCAACCAGATTGTGATTGCACTATTCAGTTTTTTGAAGCGGATGGAACAACTGCAATGTCAGGAAAAATTCATATTCCGCAATATGAAACGCTTACTAGTGCAGTACAAGGTGCAGGTTTGCTAATAAGTGCTGCTGGTGTAAAATTAACAGTATCTGGAAATACATCTGGAACACTAAGTGGATTTGTGGCCGTAAACAAATAGTTATCAGGTCACTAAAAAAATGGCAAAGAAAAAACCAGCACCGAAAACAACTCCTAGAACTCCAAGGTCGAAAAAATCGATCACGGAGTCTATTTCGTATGACACAGGAAGTTACCAAACTGGATGGGGGCCGTTTTGGAACGATCCTTCAGAATATGGTGCATTTCAGTTTCCTAATGCTGGAATGGGTGGTTGGGTCAATCCTGCTCAATTAGCGGTTAGAGACAATTACCTGTCAGGTGAGCAACTTCCGATCTATCTGTCATGGTGGCAGCTTAAAAGCATTAGAGATAGAGCTAGATTCGTATTTGCTACCAATGAGTTTGCTCATGGTTTAGTTCAATGCTTTCAATCATTTGTTGTTGGGTCTGCCGGATTTAAATGGCGGGTTGCTTCAATCGATCTAAAGAACCCAGTTCCAGAAGACCTGTTAAAACGCTGTCAGGCATCACTAGACATCTTTCGTGAATACAACAGTATGGTAGATGTCGAGAATGAAATTGTGTACCGACTTCATGTTGATGGAGAGGTATTCTTACGAAAGTTCCCGCAAGCCAATGGAATGCTCGTAATTCGCTTTATTGAGCCAGAATTGGTCAGAGGGTATGCAACAGACATTGGTTCGCCAAAAGACTCGTTTGGCATCGTGTGCGAAGAAGACGATATTAACTCCGTCTTAGGTTATCAAGTCATTCTAAAGCCTAGTGTATCTAGAGAACCTACATTCATCCCTGCGGATGAGATCATACACATCAAGATTGGCACAAATGCGAATGCAAAGCGTGGGTTAACGACCTTCTACCCTGTTTTTCAGAATTTGACGAATTGCGAGGATATTTTAGCTTCTACAGTCACGATGGCGAAGGCTAGAGCTAAGGTTGCGATGATCAGAAAAGTAAACAATGTTGCTCCTGACTCAATGGCTTCTTTAGTTGACTCACAGATTGATGCTACCCTTGGTGGCAGCAATAATATGGGTGCAACAGAGAGTATTGGATTGGAAAGGTTTGGCTATGGATCAATCATCACAGCACCAGCGAACATCGACTACGAATTCCCTGGGGCGAATGTTGACGCTGCTGGACTTATCCAAGTTTTGCAAGCCAACTTGCGATCACTTGCAACACGATTTGGGATCAGCGAAACCCTCATGTCAGGAGATGCAAGTAACAATAACTACTCTTCGGCACTTATTGCAGAAGCACCAGCACGAAGAACATTTGAACGATGGCAAGGGATCGTTGGAAGATCCTTGGCCGAATGTCGATTTGAGCCAAACAAGTCTCTAGCTTGGTCACAGATTCACCTTGCTTCCGAACACGGAATCATCCCAAAAGAGATTCTTAAGAACATTAAGATAACTTCTGAAGCGTATTCTCTTCAATCAAGAGAGCATCAGAAGGAAGCGGAGATGAACAATGTGTACCATTCAATGGGTGTGAAGTCTATTCAGACAATTCGCTCCGAATTAGGTCTTGATAACGATACCGAAGCATCAAACTTCATCAAACCAATTGTTGACGAGAAGAAGGGTGCAACGGAAATTGATCCGATGAATCCTTCATCAAGAGTTGAGTCTGGAAATGCTACCCAAGGCATTGGTGGTGGCGAGCAAGTTCAAGATTCTGCTCTCAATGGGGCACAGATCGCAAACCTTGTCGATATTATTCATCGATGCACTATCGGTGAGATTCCAATGGAAAGTGGCAAGGCGATTGCGAGAGCATCCTTCCCTGCCATCACACCTGAGATCATCGATCTTATGTTTCGTGATGTAGTGGTTAAGATACCCGAACCAGTTCAACCTGTGTCAAGTTCTTCAGCAGAAAAACTTGACTCGACTGAACCACCACCAAACCTTCCCGCTGCAAAAGCACCAAAAACATCGACTGTAACAGGATAATTGTTGACAACACTAGACGATTGGATGTAATATCGTATTATGAATGCCGTCATCGAAAATAAACCTGGCGTAGTAGACCGAAACAAGTGCATTGTTTACGGTGTAAAAGTCCTTGGATTTAGCTCAATGAATGGCAGAATCTACGATCCAAAAGCGATTCGTGATGCGGTTCCGCTATACGAAAACGCTCCAGTAAATAAAGACCACAAAACCGAAGCACCTTTGTTTTCTGATCGGCTAGGATGGCTTCAAAATGTCCGTTTTACCTCCGAAGGTTTATACGCTGACTTCAGATACAACCCCCATGCTGATGGGATTGATTCGTTTTTGTGGTTCGCAGAAAATAATGGCCTCGGTGATGTAGGCTTTTCCCATCTCGTTAGTGGAAAATCGATTCCAGATCAAGATGGTACAGAAAGAGTTGTCCGAATCGACAGAGTAAGATCGGTGGATCTAGTTGCTAACCCTGCAACTACCACCACCATTTTTGAATCCAAGGAGACTGCAATGAAAAATGACAAAATGATGACCGAAGAAAATCCTGTCAAGGAAATGTATAAGGAAGAGGTTCCAGATGCTGCACCCACAGAAGCACCTGCTGCTGCACCGGCTCAAGAAGAACCAGCTTCTGATATGCTCAAGAAAATTATGGAAATTTGCGTTGGCCCAGGTGAAGGTTCGGCAAAAGGCAAGATGATTCTTGATCTTATTGCTGCTGCAACTGGCCTCGGTGGTGATATGACCGCTGAAACCTCTGATGTAACAGGAAATCCTACTTCTGGAACACCAGCACAAGCTAAAGTTGGTGATACTGAAGAAGATCCAACCGAAGATGAACTTGAAGAATCTTTAAAAGAACTTGAAGACCTTCGCAAGTGGAAGGCCGAAAAACTCAATGAAGAAAAAATATTCTCTCTGCTTAAAGAGAATAAATTGGAAGCAACCCCTGTGTTTGTAAAGCAACTTTCCGCTATCGGTGAAACGATGTGGGCAGAAGCGATTGAAGACAGGAAAAAGGTTGCTCTTGTTAGAGCTAGTGTTAAGCCAGTTAGTTCGACTGCAATCCAAGGCGAGTCGAATTATCAACAGTTCCGTGAAAATGTCCTTGGCAAGTAAGCCATCATTAAGGAGTCCTATCAATGGCGATTACTTACAGTTTCAATGCGACTAATCCTGTGGTGGCTCCCGTTGCCACTAACAAGGCGATTCATGTTGGCGATCTAGTAGCACTATCTTCCGGTAGTGCGATCTCCGCTCTTGATTTTCCTTGGGATACCAATTTGGCAACCACTCAAACTGCGTTTGCAAGTGCTTTCCTAGGTGTGTCAGGTCAATTAAAGAGGGCAGATATAGCACTTGTGTACGGTAACTCGGTAGCCAACCAGATTCGGGTTGATTGCTCTGGTATCTACGCTGGTGATTATACTGGTTCCGCTCTTTTAGTTGGGGATTTTGTTGGCCCCACTTCCGTATCTAATGTTCTTCAGCCTCAATCCTTGGTTAAAGTTGCTTCCGCTGCTTTAGCTATCGGTCGAGTTGTTGAAGCCCTTGCTGGTACTGGCGTAGTAAAATTCCAATTGTTGTCTAGTCAAAACCCTGTGGCCCGATAATCCACAACTTTTTAAGGAGATTAGCATGAAGAGTCTAGGTAAAAAGCTGAAGGAATTCGGCCAACAAAATGGTTTGGCTAAAACCAAGCAGTTCTTTTCGGAATCTATTTCTAAAGGTGATGTTGCGGTAAATCGCATCTCCCTTAGAGGTCTTGCAGAAGGCATCATGG